CAGAATCGAAACCGAAGACCGTTACAATCAATTCAGAGAATACGACCTCCAAGCCGAAAGCTTAGAGGCCGCAACCGCAACCGCTGAGAAGCGCGTGAACCTTCCCAATGGTGCGTTTGTTATAGGCATAAAAGAAATCTAAGAAACCTCTTGACTTATTAAAGAAACTCCTGTACTATTTACACAAGATGAACGACACAAAAAACACTACTAACTGGACAAGCTACAACAAGCTGACCGCCCACCCTATCAAAGCGGACATTCACCGCCTAAGAAATCACAACAAGATTTTAAACTACGTTATCGCTGGCCTACTAGGCGCAAGCGCGGCGTTAACTTTTGTAATCATTCACCAAATCTTAATAGGCTAAAAAAATTATGATTTTAACATCAATCCTAAAGGAAGAAATCCGAATCAATACTGAGTTAGTCCACCAAGGCCGTTGGGGTATGGTGGAGGAAATTGCGGACGGCGTCCTGTACTGTCGCGATGAAGACGGCGGGGAATTTGAAGTTGACGCAAACAACGCAGAGATACTCTAAAAATGAAGACTAGAACTATAATCCAACATAAAGACGGCAAGCCCGTTTACTCTAGCCGCTTCTCAGTGGCGCAGCACGTTATCCTCCGGAATGGCTGGGAGTATTACCTAGAGGAGGCCGATAGTGACGGCATCGCGTTCGGCTATGTGATGGGGTTCGCGAATGAGTGGGGCAGCGTATCAATGGATGAAGTGAAGCCCTACACAGTTAGCAGAGTAACGGGCGCAACCCTTGACGAGGTTCTGCCACCCCAAGGCTATCACTGGGAGGATGAGCTTAATGGATGAGGATAACGTGCTGCCGTTACTATTTTGCTTGACAGCTTTCCTAGTAGCGGCGGCGAGCGGCTGAGCCGATCAAGTTGGCACGAAACTTGCTGAAGGGAGATCATACGTACACGTACTATACGTACACGTACTAAATTCGGGGCTGCCGCGTTTTTAGTACGTACACGTACTATACGTACACGTACTACTTTCCCCTAGCAAGTTCCGTGCCACTTCTTTAAGTAATGGGCAAAACTTATTCACAGCCTGTTGATAACTTTGTTTCATTAAGTCGTTGACTTATTAAAGAAATCCCTGTACACTTTACGCAGATGAGAGACACAACGAAAACAACCGACCAAGTATTTGACAACCACCGCCAAGCGTGCGCCAATGCAATCGCAGCGTGTGAAGCGTTCATTCAAATGGACATCAACGCAACCCCGCAAGAGGCCATCTTTGTGGGATACAAGGCCGAACTGGTCAGCCGCAAGGCGGACATCCGCGCCACGCAAGCGCGAGCCAATAAAGCTAAGCGAGACGCTGAGAGCTTTCGTGATATGATGCCCACCAGTGAAGAAATTTACAATTAACCCTTGACTTATTAAAGAAATCCCTGTACACTTTACGCAGATGAGAGACACAATGAAAACAACATACACAGCAACCTACCACAACAACTACCCGACTTGCAACGGACGGCAAGTCTTTGACACTGATAAGGGCTCAAAACTGACCCTTAACGGTCAGGGAATGCAAGGCGATTACAAAGTCATTAGCTGGCATTCCTTTGATGACTACGGCCAAACTCTTGAGACTGTCACGGTTAAAAACAGCATATGGGGAACCAACCCAGTAGAGATTTACTCCACTGATGGGGGCGAGACATTCACCTTGGATTGTGAATAACTTTGCCCTTGACTTATTAAAGAAATCCCTGTACACTTTACGCAGATGAGAGACACAATGAAAACATTCAGAGTTGAAACCGAAGACCGTTACAATCAATTTAACGAGTACGACTTGCAAGCCGAAAGCTTAGAGGCCGCAACCGCAACCGCTGAGAAGCGCGTGAACCTTCCGAACGGCGCGTTCGTCACCAGTGTGAAGGAAACCGTGCCAGTCGGGAGCCAAGGCACTCGCGTGCTAACCTACCTTGAAAGCTTGGAAAGGTAACCGGAGCGCGAGGCCGGAGCCCCCCATTAAATGGAATCTTCTTGACAGGGACGGGGCGACCGACCGTGGGGGGGTTGATGTATATGTACCCCCGAAATCTTGGCTCACCTTATGTACCCCCCTTTCTCAAAAAACTTATAAAAATTAATATTTTAAAATTAGCAAGCCCGAAAAATCCCGGAAGGGGGTCCCGAAATATCCTTGACTTTTACTTATAAAAGTAATACATTAGATACATGAAGACGACGCTTAAACTCCTCTTAGTAATCGGAGCTACTCTCGACGCAACAGGGGCCGTATATACCTTCAAGGATAACACTTCCGTAAAAGCTACGGTATTTGAGCCCGCTTCCGACCTCGCTTGGAACAAGATTCACGGACCTAACGAATCGGGCGTATATTTAATAGTATATAATAAAATTTATATCCACCATTATCCCTCCTACCATAAGCGTGTTAACGATGGGTCCTACGAACCCATACCTCAACCCCCCAGAGCAACGGGACTTAACCCCTCGCCTTTACCTGTCTGTGCTCCCGCTAGAATTCAATTCATGCATTTTTCCACAAAAACTCTAAAAAAGATGTATTTTGACTATCATGAAAAAGTTAGAGCGGAGATGTACAAGTCTCAACCTAATAAAAATAAGATTTCTAAAGACAAAAAAATAGCATTAGCAATTCACAAGGCAATTCATAATAAAAATTATGAGTTGAATAATAATTTTAAAATGCTAGCGTGGCAACGGAAGGTTACCAAGGAATTCACCGGACAAAAATCGGTGATTTGGGGTAAATATTTACATGAAAGGCATCATTTTAGCAGGAGGTAGCGGGAGCCGCCTGTATCCTCTCACAAAAAACATAGTTAAGGGCTTGTTACCTGTATACGACAAGCCTATGATTTATTATCCCCTAACAACTCTCATAGAAAACGGGGTAGATGACATACTTATAATAACTTCTGAAGAAAATATTCCTAAATTTAAAGAAATATTAAATAATGGAGGTAGATTCGGGGTAAAAATCCGATACAAAGTCCAAAAAGAGCCCAATGGCATAGCAGAGGCTTTTATTCTTGCAAAAGATTTCATAAAGAAGGGGGACAAGACCTGCTTAATACTTGGAGATAACATATTAAGTAATAGTACAACATTTAAAAGAGTTTTTAAAAGCTTTAATAAAGGATGTACTATATTTGGTTATGAAGTATCTGATCCAGAAAGATATGGTGTTGTAGAATTTAATAATAAAAATCAAGCTATCTCTATCGAGGAGAAACCGGACCAGCCAAAAAGCAACTTCGCAATTCCGGGAATCTACCTAGTTGACGATCAAGCCGTAGAGATAGCAAAAAGTGTCCAGCCATCGGCTCGTGGAGAACTAGAGATCACAGATGTCATTCAATCTTACTTAGATCGAGGGGAACTTAATACGTATAAGCTAAATCGTGGCTGCGTATGGTTAGATGCTGGCACGAGCAGTAGCCTACATGAGGCGTCAGCGTACGTACACGCCATCGAAACGCGTCAGGGGGTGAAGATAGGCTCTCCAGAGGAGGCGGGCTTAAATCGGGGGTATATAACTAAAGAAGGCCTCTCTAATTATCTTGTAAAAATACCTAATTGCGAATATAAAGATTATTTGCAAAAAATTATTAGTTGAAAAACTATCCTATACAATTATCTGCCTTCATAGCAATAAGAGATGTTGAAAAATACATTGAAGAATGGATTAATTTCTATCTCTTGGTTGGAGTTCAACATTTTGCAATTTATGATTATGGGAGTAAGGATAATACCCCCGAATTAATTCAGCCCTACATTAAGAAGGGGATTGTAGATTATAGATATTTTACCCCCAAATACATTTCTGAATTTAAGCACATAGAGAGGTGGTTTGAAGTCTTAAGCTTAACTCATCGCCTAGACGTCCTTAATGAGTATAAAAGCGTTTGCAAGTGGATGTGCTTTTTTGACATTGATGAATTCACTTTCCCTCTTGATGAAAATAAGAGTTTATTAGATATTTTGCAAAAATACGAAGAATTCGCTGCTCTTCATGTTAACTGGGTAATGTTTGGTGATTCCGGAAAAGAGAAATACAAAAATGACTATGTTATAAACAGATTTAACAAAAGAGCGTCCCTCAACCAGAAAGAGAATGAACACTGTAAAGTTATATGTCGCCCTGATCATGTTGATTTTCTTAAGTCATCGGATTCAGTTAATCCTCACTACTTTGCTTATAAGGAGGGATTGCAAGGAGTAAATGAGCATAAGGAGGGCGTGGGGATGGCTAGAGAGGTGGGGGAGGAGTTCTACCAGAATCATCAGGCTTTTTCCCCTAGTCCTGAAAATAGAAAAATTATTAGATGTAATCATTATCATTTTAAGTCTTCAGAGGAGCACGACGATAAAAGAGGGGCTCATATAGAAGGAGGAATACCATATGAAGAGAAAGATGAAGAAATGCGTTTTATCTTCAATCAAGAAGAAGATAATTTGATAAAAAGATATATTCCTTTACTTAACTCTATAAATCTGGATACTTACACCTTATGAAAAACATTTTTCTAATTGGAGCCACAGGGTACATAGGAGAGGTGTTTACTCAACAAATTTATAAAAATAAAGAATTAAATTGCTTTCAAATTCCGCACTGGAAATTGTACAAAGATTCCAAAGAGGAAGGCTACTTCCACGATTACGAAAAGCTTTACGAATTAATAGATAAGTTTAGCCCCGATTTAGTTATCAATGCGGCAGGGTATGTAGGGAAGCCTAACGTAGACGCTTGCGAAGATAATAAAGATGCGGCTTACGAGGGAAACGTAGAGTTCCCTACTTTTTTAGCAAAATCATGCTTTTTAGCTGGAGTTCCTTTCGCTCATGTTTCCTCTGGCTGCATTTACGGAGGATATAAGGAGGACGGCTCCGGATACACTGAAGAAGAGGAGCCAAATTTTGATTTCTCTAACGGAAGCTACTACAGCGGGACAAAAGCTCTAGCGGAGAACAGAATTATAAATACATGTGATGATTTTTACATATGGAGATTAAGAATTCCATTCGATAAATTTCATAGCGGTAGGAATTATATATCCAAGATGATGACTTATGATAAGTTGCTAGACGCTACTAATTCTATGACCCATAGGTATGAATTTGTAGATACCTGCTTAGACTTATGGTTAAATAAAGAAGATTATGGAATTTATAATATAGTCAATACTGGGTCTATAACGACCAGACAGGTCGTCAAGCTCATGAAAAAATATTTAAAATTAGATAAAGATTTTAAATTTTGGAAAAATGATGAAGAATTTTATGGTTTTGGAGCGAAGGCTCCAAGGTCTAATTGTGTTCTCGATAATTCCAAACTTACAAGAACTGGTTTAAAAATTAGAGACACTGAAGAGGCTATAATTGAATCCTTAAAGTATTGGACGGAGTTAAAGTAATGATACCCTTATTTAAAGTGTTTATGGCTGATGGAGCTAAAGCCGCCGTAGCGGACGTATTGGACAGCGGCTTTATCGGACAGGGGCCTAAAGTTGAAGAATTTGAGGTCGAGCTGAAAAATCTCCTAGAAAATGATTATGTAGCTACAACCAATGCGGCGACTTCAGCAGAACATCTAGCTCTGCATTTAATTAAAGGGAAAATCGTTAAAGACGGGGACGAAGTTTTAACAACGCCCCTCACGTGCACGGCAACCAATTGGCCCATTCTAGCGAATAATTTGAAAATCAAGTGGGTAGACGTTGATGAGAAAAATCTTAATATGGATTTAGACGATTTAGAAAGAAAAATCTCTCCGACCACTAAGGTGATATTCATAGTCCATTGGGGCGGGTATCCGGTAGACTTAGATAGAATAAAAAATATTGTTGATAAAACTGAAAACTTATATGGATTTAGGCCTGTAGTGATCGAGGATTGCGCTCACGCCCTTGGAAGTCGTTATAAAGGAAAACCTATAGGGAGCCACGGAAACTTCTGTACGTTTAGCTTTCAGGCTATTAAGCATATGACTACTGGTGACGGTGGGGCATTAGTAAGTCCTAATTGCGAATACTACAAAAGATCAAAATTGCTTAGATGGTATGGGATAGACAGGGATAGTAATAAAAAGGATTTTAGATGTGAGGCTGATATAGCTGAGTGGGGATTTAAATTTCATATGAATGATATTGCCGCCGCTATCGGGTTAGAGAACATTAAGTATATAGACGATATTCTTAAAACTCATAAAGATAACGCCGCCTACTATGATGAAGAATTAAAAGACATAGAAGGAGTTAATCTATTAGAGAGGAATCCGGACGCTGAGTCTTCATTTTGGATTTATAGTTTTTTAGTAGATCGCAAGGACGACTTCATGAATCATATGAAGAATTGTGAAGTTATGGTAAGTCAAGTGCATGAAAGAAACGACATCCATTCATGCGTCAAAGAGTTTAAGTCTCACTTGCCTTCGCTGGACAAGATTACTCCTAGATTAATTTCTATACCTGTCGGATGGTGGGTAACTAAAGAAGGTAGGGAGCATATAGTATCGAGTATTAAGGAAGGGTGGTGAGATGAAAGCTTACTCTAAGTGTCCTCATAGATCACCGATAGCTGTTTCTGATTTTGTAAAAGATATAATCAAAGATAAGAGAGTCTGCGAGCTTGGGTGTGCGGAGGGCGATAATATGGTTTTTATGGCTCGATACGCGAAAGAGGTAATAGGACTAGAGTATGATGACTCTCGTTTAAGAGTTGCTGTAGAAAGAGGGTTAAACGTTATTAAAGGAGACTATTACAAAGACAAGCTTCCCCCTGCAGATGTTTATTATTTTTGGCCTAATGACGGAGTTAAGGATAACGAGTTTTTAGTTGACAAGATTTACTCTAATGACCAATTTCATGGCACTATTATAGTTGCGGGAGATACTGGATTCCCGCCTGAACCTCCAGTAGTAAAAAGATGTGCCGAAAAATGGGGCGGAGCTATAGAGGAAGTTAAGTTTAACGAAGGCAATGAAGACCGTCAAAGCGGAGCGTTTATTTTAGCTGTAATTATGAAATGAAGAACATATGTCTTACTTTCGATGACGGGTTAAAGTCTCATTACGAGTTTGTTAGACCCTTGCTAAAAAATAACGGACTCAAGGGAACGTTCTTCATTTGCACTGTTAATCCGTGGGGAGGACATCCTCTTCGTGAGGAGCTAATGAGTATAGGGGAGCTTAAGCAGATGCAGTTAGATGGCTTTGAATTAGGAAACCATACTCATTCACATTTAAATTTAACAACTTTGAAAGATGAGCGCGTTACAAGTGAAATTTGTAAGGTAAATGATTTTTTTAAAAAACATAGTTTAAATTTGCCTACTTCTTTTTGTTATCCCGGATATCACGCATCTATCAAAGTATCCAAAATATTAAAAAAATTAAATTTTACCCATGCTAGAACGGGTTACGTATACGATCATCATCCTTGGGAGCGCTCAAAAGAGGTAGAAAGGCCGAAGGTATCATACCACCCCTTGAGCAGTGATAGCTCTCTTTTAATAAAGTCAACAGGGATAGTAAACGACATTTACAAATTTGAAGATTTTAAAAAAGACGTAGAAGAAGCTCCAGACGATAGCTATTGTGTTTTTACGTTTCATGGATTCAAATCGAAAGATGGAGCGGACGAGCTTATAAAAATCGTAAACTATATAAAAGAAAACGATTTCCCCACTTTCAACCTAAGCGAGCTTCCAGCAGAAACCAGCTATGAGTAATTGCGCTTTAGTTTTATCTGCACCTCGCAGCGGCTCTTCCTTTATAACGAATGTAATTAAAGAGAGTGGATATTCTACCGGGAAAAATGAGACTCAAGTAAAAGACTCTTTTAATGAGGAAGGGTATTTCGAAAACGCTTCAATCCTTCGTTTTAATGAAAAAGTATTAACCTCGATAGGAAGCAGTATATTTACTTCTTGCGATTTAACTCACGATCAAGAATCAGACTCTATGAAATATAGAGAAGAGTTAATTAAAATTATCTCCTATGAATACTCTGATCCATTTGTGATAAAAGACCCACGAATAATTCTATTAAGAAAGTTGTATAACGAGGTCTTTAAAGAGCTAGATATCCCAGTTAAAGTGGTAGCGCTTTTTAGAAAAGCAGAAAATTGCGCGGCCTCCCTGAGTAGACTAAGTGGGCGAGCCGGAGAGGAGACTATGCTATGCGTTAATTATTATCATAATTTTTTAAAAAATCTAGAAGACTCCGATTCAATTATAAAAATAAATTTAGAAGATATCCTTAATGATCTTAGCGGCCTTAAATGCTTGATCTCTTTCTTAGGAAGCGAATACAAGGAGTCCATTCCATTATTATTGAAAACAGGGCTGCTGCATTACAAATGAGAATAGCATATATAATATCTCTCTTTTTTGGACCTAGGCGCGTGCAGTCTGAGGCTTATAGCAAAGATAGATTAGCGTATTTAAGTAAGCATTTAGATCAGCTTAAAAAGCTGAATCATAACGTCTCGAAAGTCATCTTCGTCATTAACGAACACGATCATCGCTCTGGCAGAATAGAGACCGAGAGAGCCTCTGAAATGATTTCTAATTTTAAAGACATCAGCTCCTCGGTGATAATACGAGAGAACGAGGGATATTCATATGCGGCTTGGGATGCAGGACTTAAAAAACACAGTAAAGACTTTGATTATTGCCTTCTGGTAGAAGACGATTACGCGCCGGTAGCAAATAATTTTGACGAAAAGTTTAGAGAGTATTTCGATAAAGACGATAAGTTAGGGTATGTTTGTCAATTATGGTGGAACCACGGAGGATGCACTGATTTTCACGCGGGCATTTCCAACGGTCTAATTAAAACGAGCGCGTATTTGTCTACGGAAGGATTTGAGCTGACCAACTTCGGAAGTAAAGACTCTTATAATCGAGGAATTGAAAATCAAAAGTTTTTCCTCAACTCGTTAATAAAAAAAGGATACACGGCTAGGGATATAGGCGATAAATACAGAAACTATTTTCTTAATCATCGATCTGAATTAAAACTGTACGGTAATAAAGATGGTGAAGATTTAATTCTACCAATACACGAAAATGCTAAATGGATATAAAGTTTGCTAAAGTAAAAGTGGAGGATTGTGATTTTATTTTGAAAATTCGCAACGATGACTCTACTCGAAGTTTTTTACACAACTCCCGGAAGTTCTCTAAGTCTCAATTCACTAAGTGGTTTTCTAGGGAAAATCCAGAATGGTTAAAAATCATTTATCAAGATAAGGAGGTGGGGTATGTCCGGACAGTTTCTAATTACCCCGACATTGAGATAGGAATGGATATATGCCCCAGTCATCGAGGTAAGGGATACGCAAAGGCTGCGTACGAAAAGCTATTGGAAAGATTAAGGTTTAAGCTTTACCGCAAGGCTACGCTAAGAGTCCTAAGGGTCAATGTCGTAGCTTTCAATCTTTACAAGAGGCTAGGCTTTGAGGTGAAAGAGGAAACGGAAAACGATTTGTACATGGAGCTTGCACTGAATGAGTTTCGCGGAAAAGCGGCTAAAGTTATATGTACTTGGTACGGCGGAAGAAGGGGCGCGTTCAGAGGCGAAGGCTGGACACCTCATCACAACTTAGAGATGCTTAAATATTGGTGGAAAACAGAAAAGCAAATTGATTACGGTTATCCTATGGATATTTTCATTATAAATAACATTTTTGATGGAAACCCTTCCTGTGCAAATTTCATAAATTCCCTAGATGAGACTCTTACAAAAAACGGGAGAATCAGAGTCCTTGAGAGGGAGAATATAGGGGCTTCCTTTGGTGCTTTTGATTTTGCTTTTAATAATTTTAAAAATGATTACGACTATTGGTTTTTTCTAGAAGATGACCATATAATTTTAAAAAATGGGATAATGAGCGATGCTGTAGAAAGATTTAGGAGGCTTGACTCAGAGATAGGCTTTTACGGCGTCGTGGGGTGTCAGGAGAGCCATTGTAATGGGGGGTGTGGTGTGACTACTCGATCCGTCTTAGAAGCGGTTCAGAACGTAAATTATTCGGAGCCATTAAAGAGGGGAGCTCTTCCTTTTCATTTTTCGAGCGGAATAAGCTTGGATCATGAGCGAAGGGGGGAGATTCCTTTTACCAATATAATAAAAAAGGAATTAAACTTAGAACTCTATTGCTCTCGCAGAGAAGGCATCGTATTGTCATGGAAACAGTACAAACACAGAGGGATCGACTTCCCGTCTCGAGTAGTATTACATGATCAAAGACCTAAAAATTGAAATTCTGTTATTTTATTATGATAGACCCAAAATGGCATCTAATTTTGCGATAGCTAGCGTCTTCGAGTCTCATTATACAAATTGGGAATTGACGTTGATTGATGACAGTTCGAATCAAGATGGAGAAAAAATAGTTAAAGAATTTAAAGAGAAAAACCCCCATTATAATGGAAGAGGCAAAGTCAAGGTGATAGCCACCGGAGACTCTTTAGAAGAAAAGGAAAAAAGAGGAGGCTCTCTTTTTGGCAGCTTTGCGAATACCGCCATAGAGAAGCACTCAAACGCAGACATCTGCCTAATGCTGTGCGACGACGACGCTCTTCATAAAAATTATTTAAAAGAATTAAATTCGTATTATTTGGAAAATTCGGAGGTGATTTACTCTTACTGTCGAGTCGCAATCTATAACCCATTGGATCATGAAAATATTTTTGAATTGCAAAAAATACATCTACTTGACGAGCCTAGTGAGCACCCTCTTAATGCGTCAGGCTCGATTCCAAACGCTTGTTGTCTAGTGGACGCCTCTCAGGTGTCGTGGAGAAGAGACAGCTTCCTGAAAGATAAAATCTTTTTCGATTTTCCTTTAACCAGCAATTTAGATGCCGACCTTTACCAAAAGATGTCTGATAAATGGGGCGACTGTAAGGAAAATAAAATACTGGGTCAATACAAGGCCGTTTTTACAGATCAATTAGGAAGCAGGGACCAAATTTATAAAATCTTAGAAACATAAAACCAGAAATGAACATTTTAGTAACAGGCGGATGCGGCTTTATTGGCTCTAACTTTATAGAGCATATAATAAATAAAAAAGGAGTAAGTAAGATAGTAAATGCAGACTGCTTATCTTATGCCTCCTCCCTAGATAATACAAAAAGTTTTTGTACCAACCCCAAATACCTTTTAGAAAAATATAGCATTTCTAACTACGACAAAGTTTACGACTCGTTTTATAAACATGACATTACTCACGTCGTTCATTTAGCAGCGGAGTCTCATGTGGACAACTCCATAAAAGGGTCAAAAGAATTTGTGGAGTCTAACATCGTGGGGACTCACGCCCTTCTGGAGGCTGCTAAAAAATTCAAAGCCAGATTTCATCACGTTTCAACTGACGAAGTATACGGGGAGGCTGGAGAGGGGGAACGGTTCACGGAAGAGACTGCTTATGATCCTCGTAACCCTTATTCAGCAACTAAAGCTTCCTCGGATTTTTTAGTAAGAGCTTACGTTAACACTCACAAGCTCAAAGCGACCATCTCTAACTGCTCTAATAATTACGGCCCCAACCAGCACGAAGAGAAACTGATTCCGACTATTATTCGCAAGCTTCAGAATAACGAATTGATTCCAGTTTATGGAACGGGAACTAATGTAAGAGATTGGATTTATGTAAAAGATCACTGCAAGGCGATTTGGAAAGTTTTAACCAAGGGGAAGGTGGGAGAGACGTATTTAGTGGGGGCTGATTGTGAAATGAGTAACCTGCAAGTGGTAATAAGGATATGTGAAGCTTTAGGTAAAAGTCACGCTTCAGCAGTTAGGTTTGTGGCGGATAGAGCGGGCCACGATTATCGTTACGCCATTGACGCTTCCAAAATAAAAAAAGATTTAAAATGGGAACCTCAAACCAGCTTTAACGACGGCTTGACTCTTACTTTAAAACATTATTCCGGAAAATTTAGCTCTTAAGTGTAATATAAGCTGATGAGAAAAAAAACTGCAAGCTCTAAACGGGCTTCGATGAGCGAGTCTTCCGACTCGAAAACTTCCATTAAAATCAGAGGGGGGAGCGACGTAGCTAAGGGCTTGAATAACAATCACGAGAAGACTACCGTCGAAAACCCAATCAAAAGACAAATTAAGCTTAATCAATTTTCGTGGACGCAAAAGCAAAAAGACTTTTTTAAAATAGCTCTAAATCCTAATACTAAAATAGTTTTTGTTAATGGCCCAGCAGGAACCTCTAAGACTCTCCTCTCCGTCTATTGCGGCCTTCAGCTTTTGAATATGAAAGCTACTTCGGACATTATGTATTTGAGATCAGCAGTGGAAAGCTCAGAATCTAAACTAGGTTTTCTTCCGGGAACTGCGGACGACAAATTAAAATTTTATAATTTACCATTTTTAGATAAGTTAGATGAATTGCTAATTAACTTTAAGCCAGAAAAGCTAGAAGAAGAGGGCAGAGTCTCTATGTTTCCAGTAAACTTCGCTAGAGGGATGAATTGGAAAAATAAATGTATAATTTTAGACGAGGCTCAAAATTCTACCATTAAAGAAATTACCACTGTACTGACAAGGCTTGGAGAAAATAGTAGATGCTTTGTGTTAGCCGACCCCGCGCAAACAGACTTAAGAAATGGAGGGGGCGGCGGCTTTCAGAAAATGTTTAAATTATTCTCTGATGAAGAGAGCTCAGAAAATGGCGTTTACAATTTCGAATTTACTGAAGAAGACATCATGAGGTCAGAGCTCGTCAAGTTTTTGGTGAAAAAGTTAAAGAGTCTGCCTTGAAGCTTTTTCTACGTTATCCAAAGACTCTTTGGCTAATTTGTTAATCATAGCTGCTCCTTGTGCGACATCGGGATCGCTATGCTTGCAGAAGGGATAAGAAATTTCTAAAATTTCTTTTAATTTATTAATGTTTTGGTGTAAATATTTATTTGATGTTTTCATGTTTTTGTTATAATATAACGAATATTGCTAAATTATGAAACTATATTGTTCATCCTGCGGTACTGATAATACTTACACTATAAGTAAGCCGAACTTTTGTCAAAAGTGCGGGAACTCTTTTTCCCAAGCTAAAGCTTCTGTTGACGCTCGCTTAGGCGAGGCTGTCGAAGATAAACAGCCGGAAAGCGTACCTAATATTAATAAACTTGATTTTGAGATCGAAGGAGTAGAGGGGGTTAAAGGCATTCCCTTAGCGACTCTGGGCCAACTAGCTCCCGACCTCTCTTCTTCCAGCTCTGCAAAAACTGTTAAAAAGAAAGCTCCAAAGATATCCAAAAAGAAGGTCTTAGAGCAGTTCCGAAAAGAGGCGGGCGCTATAAGACCTAATGGCTAAAAAAAAGAAAAAGCTTAAGCCCTCTTTTGAGGATTCTATTTTATTAATAAATAGAGAAATAGAGAAAAGGAAGGGAAGGTGGACTCTTCATTCTCTAAGCTGGCTTGACTTTGATGACGTTTCACAGATAATTAAATTGCACCTTTTTAAAAAATGGCATCTTTACAACTCCGCCTACCCATTGGCTCCGTGGTTAAATCGGATAATAACTAATCAGATAAAGAACATCATAAGGAATAATTACGGTAATTATTCTAAGCCGTGTTCTCGGTGTGCGGCAGCCGAACCGCAGGATAGATGCCTAGTGTACGGAAAGCAAGATAACGTATGTCCCTTAGTTTCCAAATGGGAAAAAACTAAAAAAATTGCTCATGACGTTAAGATAGCCGTGCCCTTAGAAAATCATCTATTTGAAGTTAAAAGCCAGAGCTATGCGGAGGATAATTTTTTTTCTAATGCGGCTAAATTACACTCTAAAATGGAGAGTATTTTAAAGCCTTTGGAATGGAAGGTTTACAAAGCTTTATATATTGATAACCTCTCCGAAGAAGAAGCAGCAAAAACCGTAGGCTATAAAACTTCTGAAAAAGATAGAAAGCCCGGTTACAAACAAATAAAAAATATACAGAAAATAATAATAGCTAAAGTAAAAAAAGTTTTACAAGATAATGAAATAGATATTTTATAATATGAAACCTACCGACCAACATAAGGAATTCATTTGGAAAAAGTTTGAAGAAGGGTGCAGCGACATAAAGCCTTTAACTTCTGCTTTCGTAGACCATTTCTTTAGCGATGAGCCCGAGAATATGAAAGACGGCAGGAGTAAGTACGGTAGACTTGTAAAAGCTGCTTTAGTGGAAAGGGGATTAAAAGCTAAGGCTTCCCATCAATACCAACCAAAAGAAAAAACTAAATTATCTGAAGAGGATGCGGAGTTTATTGATAATCATTATCGTATGATGAGTTTTGTGGAGATAGCTCGTCTACTTTTCGATGATTCCAATCTTTCAAATCTCAGTCCAGAAGCCCGCTCTGTTCAGGAGTATATTCAGTCGCTAAGTCCTGAAGAAGGCTTTCGGGCAGGGGAAATTCCCCAAGAAGAGTATAAGCCGCCTAGGAGTGTAGATCGGGCGATAGCTAAAGTTAATAAATATATCTTAGAGGGTATTGACAGAAGCAAGATTACTGCGGCGAATAAAAAAAATTGCGAGATGTTGATTCGGTATCTGCATACCTTCAGGTTTCTTCATCATATGAATCATTTATCAACAAATGTTGATCGCGAATTATATGAGAGCAGCTTTGTTCGTTATACTCATGACAAACCGGACTTAAGCCACGAAGAGATAGATCAATACATCGTCCTCTCAGGAGAAGCGGTTATAGCCTCTAATATTCAGCGAAGAGTAGAGCACCTTCAGGGGCTTCTTGATGACGCAGCTAACGACAGCGAAGGGAGAAGAATCTCAATGGCTCTTGTCGAGTCTATAAATACAGCTCAAAATGAATACCATCAATCAGTAAATAGGCAACATAAGCTTTTAGACGACCTTAAGGAAAAAAGAAGTTCTAGACTAAAGAATCAGCAAAAAGATAACGCAAGCATTTTAAACTTAGTAGAGATATGGAGAGATGAAGAGGGCAGGAAGAAAATGATAGCTTTAGCCGAGATGAGAAAAGACGTTCTATCTGAAGAGATTAATAATATCTCGAATATGGATGAAATCAGAGCGAGAGTATTAGGTTTAACCGAAGAAGAGGTTTTAGAAGGCTAGATATGGTATCTAAATGTAAAGCTTGCGAAAAAGAGTTTGAAACGGAGCGCCAGTTACACGCTCACCTTAAAGCTCATAAGCTTCGCGTGGCGGCGTATTATCAAAAATATTTTCCTCGTTACGATCTCCATGATCAAAAGATTATAAAATTTAAATCTAAAGATTATTATTTTTCTAATGATTTTAATACAAGAGCAAATCAATTGAAATGGTTAAAAAGACAGCCACTCGATAAAGCTAAAGAGTATTTAGAGATTCTTCTCTGCAAGAGGAAAAGGGAAAAGGAGTTAATATATTCTCCGTGTCAAATTGAATTGAGAACGGTAGCTATTCCTTCGATAGTGACTTTCGAACAATATTTTGATGATTATTATGAGTTGTGTTTAAGATTAGGCTTGAAAAATAAATATAAAAAAATTAAAAATATAGAAGTAAAAGGAGAGCTTAATAAGGGGCACAAGGTGTTAATAGACTCAAGAGAAAAAGAGCCATTGAAATTTAATATCCCCTCCGAAGTATACGGTCTTAAATTTGGAGATTACACCCTTAACGATAAGGAGATGACTTGTAATTGCTATATAGAAAGGAAATCGTTAGCTGATTTCATTTCGACTCTAAGTACCTTGAACTACGAAAGGTTTTGTCGCGAAATTGAAAGAGCCGCAGAGCAAAACGCTAACTTAATTATCTTAGTTGAAGACACTCTATCTCAGGCGTTAAGTTTCCCCTTCCTGCCTCATATTTCAAAAAAAATAAAAGCCACTCCGGAGTTTATATTTCACAACGTGAGGCGAATTATACAAAAATATGACCACGCCCAATTTCTTTTTGTTAAGGGGAGAAAGGAAGCGGTAAGGGTGAGCGAGAAAATATTCTTATCTAATTGTGTTTATAAAAATATAGACCTCCAGTTAGCGTACGATAGAAAGATTTTGTAAAGATGTGGTACGCTCCCGACAAATATAAAAGTAGCATTAGTAACACCAATAAAGAGCTGTTAAAGCTTGACGGTTATTTAGAAGATAAAGAAGCTCGTCTGTCCTTGGCTCGCTTTCTAAATTCGAACGTGGGATTTACTACGGAGTTAATATCGGGAATAAAATTAGCTCCTTATCAGGAAATTACCCTCAAGGGGTTCATGACTCGAAATTTTTCCATGTGCGTGTGGGGGCGTGGCTGCGGTAAGACTTTTATAGCTTCTGTTTTTTGCTTCTTGCAATGCATATTTAACCCCGGGACTAAAATTTTAATAGCTGGCCCCACTTTTCGTACAGCTCGCTTTATATTTAACAATTTGGAGAAAATCGTCAAGACTAGGGGAGCCGAGCTTCTCCAACAAGCTTTTTGCAAGCGCCCTTCGAAGAGAAATGATCAATACGAATGGGAGGTGAACGGCGGGAGCATTACAGCGATACCTTTAAGTGGGGAAAAAATTCGAGGCTTTAGAGCTAACATACTTGTGCTGGACGAGTACCTATTGTTACCGGAGGAGATAATCCAAACGGTATTAATGCCCTTCTTGGTCGCTCCCCAGAACATGAAGGAGAGGATCGAAATTAGAGAAATGGAGGATAAATTCATTAACTCTGGAAAAATGAAAGAAGAGGACCGAATGGTTTTTGAAAACTCTTCAAAAATGATTGCCCTTTCTTCAGCCTCTTATACTTTTGAAAATTTATATAAGACTTATAAAGAATGGATGGTTAAGATTTATGATAACGAGAACTATAATGCGAAATATTTTATATCTCAATTAGGGTACGAAGCCCTTCCTCCTGAAATGATTGATAAAACTATCATTGAAGAAGCTCAAGGCGGCGGCCAGTCCCACTCTTCATTTTTGCGAGAGTATTGCGCTCAATTTACAGACGGAAGTGATAGCTATTTTAGTGCAAAGAAAATGCACGAATGTACTATTCCAGACGGAGAAGAGCCCACGACTTTAGTTAAAGGAGGAAAGGGAAAAAAATACATGATTGGTATTGACCCCAGTTTTAGTAATAGCCCCGCGTCTGATTACTTTGCCATTTCTCTTCTAGAAATTGATGAAGAAAGAAAAGAAGGAACTTTAGTGCACAATTATGCTGTGGCAGGGGGCGATTTAAAAGACCACATAAATTATTTCTTTTACATACTAACAAGTTTCGATGTAGAAATGATTTGCATTGATAACGCGGGGTATCAATTTTTAGATAGCTGCAATGAGTCAGAGAACTTTGTCAACGCCGGAATTAATCTTAAGTTCATAGAGTTTGACTCCGTAAAAGAGGGAATCGACTACACTAAAGAGATAAGAAAATGTAAAACCTCTTATAATAAGAGCAATTATAGAATTTGTTTTAAACAAAATTTTACAAGCGAGTTTATACGAAAAGCTAATGAACACCTTCAGGCTTGCATCGACTATAAGCATATTTGGTTTGCCTCAAGAACTACCGCTAACGGTTCAGCGTTTGATAAACAAAACAATACTTTAATTAACTTAAAGTTCACCGGAGCAGAAACTGTAAGCGACTTAATTGAGACTCAAGATGCTCTAGTTTACCAAACTAAGAGGCAGTGCGCTCTAATTGAGGTCAAAAGCACAGCTAAAGGAACTCAAACCTTCGACCTTCCGCAGCACCTCAAAAGAAGCACTTCTGCTAATCGGGCGAGGCGAGATAACTATACAGCTTTAATGCTGGCGAATTGGGCGTTAAAATGCTACTTTGACTTACGGCAAAAGAAGGACGACTTTTCTACTACTTTTTTGCCTAGAATGGTTTAAAAAAGTGTAATGATCATTAATTATGAGGGCTAAAGCAAATACGCAGGGGAAAAAGGAAGTGGCTAAAGCATCTACAGCCAAAAGCGCAGACATCACCCCCTTGATGGCGGCGGCGTCAAATCTTTCTACGCAACGAACGTCTACTCGACGTAATAGAGCTGCTGATATTGAGCGCACTGATAAATATAAAAATATTGACGACGGCTTAATCCCTTGGAGATATTCCGCTATCTATGGGGGAGACAAGGACATTACCGTCAGAGACGCTGTAATTTTATGTCAAAAAGCTTATTATAATTTTGCTCAGTTTAGAAACGTTATCGACCTAATGACTGAGTTCTCTTGCGGCTCCTTATTCTTCAAGGGAGGGAGCAAGAAGTCGAGGGACTTTTTCGAAGCGTTTTTTAATAAAATAAATGTATGGGGAATTCAGGATCAGTTTTTTAGAGAGTACTATCGTTCGGGTAACGTATTTTTATATCGATTTGATGGGAAAGTGAAAAAAGAAGATATTAAAAAAATGACTCAAGTTTTTGGGGCTTCTCCTTCAGCTCAGGCTCTCACGGATGAGCTAACTCTCCCTTTAAAGTACGTCCTTTTAAATCCCGCTGACATCAGGCTTACTGGAAATTTAAGCTTTTACAATCCTGTTTATTATAAAAATCTCTCAGGATACGAAGTGAATAGGCTACGGAACCCCGTTTCAGCGGAAGATTTTACAATTTTCGATTCTCTTCCTGAAGAAATTCAGAAACAAATTCAGGATATAAACGTTAGCTCTTCCCAAGGACTTAAGATTCCTTTAGATATGGACAGAGTGATGACTGTTTTTTATAAAAAACAAGATTACGAACCTTATGGTGTTCCTATGGGTTATCCAGTTTTAGAGGATATCAACGCGAAGAGCGAGCTTAAAAAAATGGACATGGCAATCGCTCGCACTATGCAGCAAGCGATTCTATTAGTCACTATGGGCACGGACCCAGAAAAAGGAGGGATTAACCAAAGGAATCTTGCGGCCATGCAGGAGCTATTTCAAAATCAGTCCGTAGGGAGAGTACTCATCTCTGACTACACGACAAAAGCGGAATTTGTAATCCCTAAGATTTCAGAGCTTTTAGATTCTAAAAAATATGAAATATTTGACCAAGATATTAACTTAGGTCTTAATAACATTTTAGTAGGGGGAGAAAAGTTCGCGAATCAAGAAAGTAAGATACAGGTGTTTCTTGCCCGTTTAGAGCAGGGGCGTCAAGCCTTCTTGCAGAAATTTTTAATTCCGGAAATTAAGAAAATCGCTAAGACGATGGGACTCAAGAACTACCCTACTCCTTATTTTCAAGAAATAAGCCTTAAAGACTCAGTGACGAAGGACAGAGTTTATACTCGTTTATATGAGCTAGGAGCTATTACGGCTGATGAATTATTTGACTCTCTTAAAACTAATCGTTTGCCTTACAGGAAAGACTCTCTTGAATCTCAGGAGGACTTTAAGAAAGCTAAAAATGACGGATTCTACGAGCCTATAATGGGCTCAAAAAAGATAACTGAAAATATAAATTTAAAAGAAAAAGTAGACGTCGATAAGAAAGAGAGCCCCCCAAAGAGCGCGGGGAGGCCTGAGGGGACCGAAGGTATTCCTCAAGAAGAGAGGAAATCGACTCCCGTAGGTCAAGGGGAAGCAAGCGTGAAATTTGACTTCGCTCGGCTTAAAGACAATATGATTCTATCTCAGAAATTAACTTCTCTAGCGGAGGCGGAGCTTAGAAAGATTCATAGAGTAAAAAGGCTAAATAAGAAGCAGAAAGAGGTAGCTGCTGAGATTTGCGATATAATCATCTGTAACGAGGAGCCCTCTAGATGGGAAAAAAGCGTGACTTCATACTGCAAAAAGCCGCAAGATAATGATAAAGAAAGAGTCAAGCAGGTTCACGCTATTTGCGCGGAACATAACGTAGACATATATTTAGGCAGTCTTTTATTAGCAAGTAAATTTTAAAAAAATGGAAAACGATAATCTTACCCCACTAGAGACTCCTTCCCCAGAAGAGAGTAAAAAAGAAGAGATAGTAGAGAGTCAAGTCAAGACCCTCTATAACGATCCGGTAGACATCTCCATGCCAGACTTACTTATTCCTCCTCCTCCTGAAAAAGCAAAGAAAAACACAATTCAAGACGCTGCCGCAGTAGCTTTCAAATTTGGATTTATAGGAGCAGGGCAAGGTGGTTCCCGTATAGCCGAGACCTTTCATGACTTAGGCTATAGAAGGATAGGCGTCGTAAACACTGCTCAACAAGATTTAAATACGATTAAGCTAAAAAACAAATTATGCATTGGAGACGGAGGGGCAGGTAAAGACCCTGCTGTAGCTACCAAATGTTTTGAGGACAAAGAGGGGGACGTTTTAGACTTCATGAGGAATAGCTTCGGGGATGAAGTAGATAAAATTTTTGTGTGCGCGGGAGCCGGGGGAGGTACGGGCTCTGGCTCGGTCATCCCTTTAGTTAAATCATCTCAAGAGCTTTTAAAAACGTTAAAAGCTAGAGACACTAAGGTCGGAGTAATCCTTGCTTTACCAAAAAATTCAGAAGGTAAAAGGGTAAACGCTAATGCTTACGGCGTTTTAAAAGAGGCTTATGGATTGGTGGAAAAAGGGATCGTCTCTCCGCTTATTTTAATAGATAATGAAAAAATTGGGACGCTGTATCCAAATTTAGCCGTGTCTCAATTTTGGAAAGCCGCTAATCATAGTATGGCTGGCTTATTTCATTTATTTAATCATACAGCAGCGAAAGATAGCACTTATTCCGCTTTTGATTCTAATGATTACGGCAGTCTCCTTAATTCTGGGCTCATGGTTTTTGGAGCCTCGCCTGTAGATGACTGGAATGATCCTATTGCAATTTCTAGAGCTGTTCGGGAAAATCTTAAGAATAACATTCTAACGGGCGGCGTAGATTTATCTACGGGCAATTGCGCTGCGGCGGTTATGATCGGAGGGACGGAACAACTTAACACAATCCCTCAGTCCAGTTTGGATCAAGCCTTCGATCAGTTATCGAGAATGCTGAAGCCTCATAGTGTAGTCCATAGAGGTATATACAGTGGCGACAAGCCAACGCTTATAGTGTTTAGCGCTGTAGGGGGGCTGGAAAAACCTCAAGTTAAATTGGATGAGCTAGCTCGTCTAGGGGACCTAATTTAGACGCACGACGGAGATGCTTTGCAAAAACTTTTGGATGCAACTGATCCAAAAAGAGCAAGAAGCGAGGCCTAATTTGTCTTGCTTTTTAATAAGACAATAACTATAATAAAAATACTATGGCGACTAATAAAAATAATAGCGTAAAACCCGGCTGGAAAACTACGGAATTCTGGATCACGGTTTGCGTGGCTTTCGGTTCTCTCGCATGGGGAGCAGGAATGGTGGACCCGGAGGGAACTTCAAACGCTGATAAAATCTTTGGATTCGTCTGCAGCGCAGCCGCAGCTTTGGGGTATACCGTCTCTAGGGGGCTAGCCAAGAAAGGCTAATACTATGGCGTGGTTGTCAGCGTTATTTAAAGCTCTGTTGGAATGGCTTTCTTCCGAAGTGAAAAAAGACACTAAGGCGAGCGACGCTGACGCCACGCCACAAGGCCTTAAAGACAAATGGCGTAGACGAATAGAAGAGCAAGAATCTAAATCAAAACAAAAAGATGAAGAAGATACTCCCACTAATAATTAGTTGCTTGCTACTTTTAGGATGTGGCTCTACTCGTGTCGTTTTCGTTGACACGCAATCAAATCTAATTAGGGTAGGCCCCGACTTCCCAGCCGGGAAAGTTTACGTTCTTAAAGACGGAGAATGGATTTTGTCGAAGAACAAGGTAAAGCTTCCTGAAGGATGGTACGCTGGCGGCCTTCCTCAAGACTAGCTATGAGTCGTATTCATTCCTTTAATGATTATAAAGTCGAAATAGCCGAAACCCTTAACGAGAAAGAGCGTTGGGAGAATAACGCTTGGGGAAGCTATGATAAGACTTTTAAAATAATCGAAGGGGCGTCTTCTGGGAAATTAAACTTAAACGAGCAGCCGTGCTTCGGGAATCACCGAAGTGGATGGTCTTACGTTTTAGATCAACTAGCACCCCTTCACAATGATGAGGGGGTGTTTTTCGACTCCTTTGTCGAAAGAAATTTTTCATGGAAAAGAGAGATTGAAACTTACGACCAAGATTGGGTAGGCGTATTACACAACCCGCCATTTACCCCGGAATGGTTTTTCGGATTCAACTCTTTAGAGAAAATAATTGTCAAGCCTCAGTTTCAGGAGAGCTTGAAAACGTGCAAGGGCTTCTTCACTCTTTCTACTGACTTAGCTGAATATGTTCAGTCTGAAACCGGGATTCCCACTCATCCCTTAATTCACCCTACGGAGACGCCAGATAAAATTTTTAATTTTCAAAAATTTTTAAAAAATGAAGATAAGAAAATTTTCTTAATAGGATACTGGCTAAGGAATATGCTAAGTCTTTTCCTTTTACCCTTGGATAAGTCTTCAGGTTATCGAAAGATTAGGCTTTTGCCTTACGTAGGAGAGAGTCCAATAAAGACAATTAATTATTTTTTAATTAAACAAAAAGAGATTCACGGGAAAGACGTGCCTGAGAAATATAATGACAATACATACGACTTAACCAGATTAAGCAACGAGGCCTATGATAATATTTTTATAGATAACATTTTATTTTTGGACCTTTATGCTTCTAGCGCTAACAATGGGGTGATTGAGGCTATCGCCAGAGCTACGCCAACTTTAATTAATAAGCTTCCGGCTACTATAGAATACTTCGGCAAAGATTATCCCTTGTTTTTTGATACCCTTGACGAAGCGGCGGCTAAAGCTTTAGATTACGATCTAATTGAGAAAGCCCATCAATATTTGTTAACCTGCGAAACAAGACGGAGGCTTGATGGAAACTATTTCAGGAAGAGTTTAGAGGAAAGCGAAATATACAAATCTTTAAAATGATTATTAGTCATAAACATAGATTTATTTTTGTTCATGCCCCGAAGACGGCTGGGACTAGCATTGTTGACGCTCTTTACCCGTTCTTAGACTTGCAACAGGATATAATTTTAGGTGGTCACCCCAATCACGAGCTCCAAGACGATGAAGAAAAAAAAACTGCAGGGGAGCTTCATAAGCATAGCTCCGCTCTTGAAATAAGAGAGAGATTGGGTGAAGAAATATGGCAAAATTATTACGTATTTAGTTGTGTGCGTAACCCTTACTCTAGACTTGTCTCCCTTTATAACTGGTGGTGCGCGACAGGGGGCACAGATACGAGAGGGAAACAGAAAAGAGTCAAAGGGGTATCTTTTGAAGACTTCTTGCAAAGTAATCGAGCGGGATCACTCGCTCGCCCGCAAGTCCAGATGATTTGCGAATCCCCTAAAAATATTAAAGTTCCATTGGATTTCCGTAACAGGCAATTAGTAGATGGCCTTTTTAAGTTCGAAGAACTAGTCCAATGCTTTAGTTATTTCTGTGGTCTTTTTAACTTACCAAGAATAAAGCTGCTCAAAAAAAACGAAAGTTTACCGGATCAGAAAGATTTTAAATTTCAAGATACTTATAATCAAAATTCTTACAATTATGTCACTCAAAATTTTCAAGATGATTTACGGGCATTTGACTATAATTTCCCAGCGCTAAAGAATAACGATGGAAAGTGTTTCTAATAAATTTTGTCATAAACCGTTTGACCATTTCGAAATTCACCCTAACGGGCAAGCTTCTTTATGTTGCCCTTCGTGGTTAAATTATCATACGCCCCCCATAAATGAAAAATACTCTGTCAAGGAGGCCTTCAACAACGAGGATGTAAAAGAAATAAGGAGAAGTATTTTAGATGGCTCATTTCGTCATTGTAATCATGAATTATGCCCTCACATAAAATCCAATTCGTTACCGACCAGAGACTCAATACAAGACCAGCGTCACCGCGACATTATTGACAATCATACCGTAGATGACCTCTCTCCAATTTTTTATAATTTATGTCATGATAAGTCTTGCAACTTAAGCTGTCCTAGCTGTAGAAAGAAAACTTTTAGTGTTACTTCAGGACCCGCTTACGAGAGAAGCTTGAAAATCCAAGAACAAATAGCGAAAGAAGTTTTCAGTAAGCCTCACGATAGATACTGCTTGATAAACGTTACTGGGTCAGGAGACCCTTTCGGATCAAAAATATTTAGAGATTTTTTATTTAACGTAGATGGCTCTAATTTCCCTAAAGTGCTTTTTAATCTTCAGACAAATGGAGTCTTGTTTAACCAGAAAACTTGGGGAAAAATGTTGAAAATACAGAAAAACGTTAATACGGTCATCGTCTCCATAGACGCGTCCACTGAAGATACGTACAAAATTACGCGCAGGGGAGGGCACTGGGGGAAACTTCAGGAAAATTTAATCTTCCTCTCTTCGTTAAGAAGACAAAAAATGATAAACGAATTAAGATTGGATTTTGTCGTTCAGGAAGTCAACTACAAAGAGATGATTGACTTCGTTAAGTTGGGAAAAAGGTTAGGGGTGGATAAAGTTTATTTTTCTAAAATAATTAACTGGGGTACGTTTTCGCCAGAAGGGTTTGGGAGTGTCGCTGTGTGGCGAGAGGATCATCCGGAGCGTGACGAGTTTCTTAATCTTTTAAAAAACCCAATATTCGATGATCCTATAGTTGATTTAGGTAATGTTACGGAACATAAAAGATATGGAAAATAGACGAGATATAGAAAAAACCCTAGGCCACCGATGGAGTCATTGGGAGACGGGCTTAATTATAGATAAACTCGTGCAGGAACACAAACCTCAAACCTTTGTAGAGCTAGGCTCGCTGGGTAGTTTTCTTCCTGAGCTTTTAGCTAGGGTATATAAAGATTTAAAAATTATAGCTGTTGATGTTCAATTCCAAAGACCCCTTCTTTGGAAGCGCTACAAAAATATTTTTCAAATTAATAATTGGACGGTAAACGCCTCTCGTCTTTTCGATGATGAATCAATAGACTTTGTTTATGTAGACGCGGATCATAGCTACAAAGGTTGCATGGCTGATCTAGAGGCTTGGTATCCGAAGCTCAAAAAAGGCGGGATATTATCTGGCCATGATTACGGCGAACACCCCGATAAACCAGAGCCAGATTTTCCCGGAGTAACGAGGGCGGTTGACGAGTTTTTCGACGCCCAAAGCGTTGAACTACACCAAGAGAATTACATGAACTTTTGGGGCGTCAAATGAATATCAAAACAATAGATTACTCCTACAAAAACGATAAGGGACACAAGGTTTATGAGTTTTACCCTGAGAGAAAATTCGATGGAGAAATTGTGGTATGTCCTTGGTTTGGAGAAATAAAAAACCATTCAATGTTACCTGCCATCTTTGCCATATGTGATCAATCTAATATTAAATTATCAGTTTTATCTACAGAGGATAATATTCCACTTTTTAGTTTTTATTCTCACGCCGTTATATCCGTGACAAGCGAGGCGGTTGGAGTAGACACCACATGGAACGAGGCTGTCCAGAAGGCAAAGTACCTAGAAAAACATACAAATCAATGTTACGCTGGATCACATCATTCCGTTAAAGTAAAAGGTTGGGATTTACACTGGAGTAAGTACTGTAAAGAGGTGGGCCACAAGTATTATACACTCAGTTGTATACCTAAAATAGAACACGCCAACCTATTCTTAAGTGTTTTAAAAAATTATACAGACCATCAAACCGAACTTCCCTTTTGCGATAGTTTAAATAGGTTTGAAGAAAGTTTTGTCACAGAATTTTACCGAGAGCATCATAAAAAATACAATATCTATTTTCTCGAAAATCAAATAAAGAGCTATGAATCATTAGTCAATGATCTAAATATAGATGATTCACCTAAAATTTTTGCTTATATAAAAAATGATAAGCATCAAGGCAGGAGGAAGCTAGAGGAAGGTGAATGTTACAGACTAGGCGCAGCGAGTTGTCGAAGAAGGGCTGGCATGGAGTACATATTATCTGATATAATGGGCGAAGCACTAATAGAAGTCCACGAAGAGGTCGGCGCGAATAAAATATATAATTTTAATTTTAATAAATTCAAAAATAATAAAGAGAGTTCAGGATGGTGGCCGTTTCAAAGCTATATTGGTTTTAGGGGCTCCTTGAATTCCAGACTTAGAAGTTCTTTAACATCTATACAGACACTCCTTTCTCTTAATAACGGGTTTTCTTACGTGTCCCAAGCCGGGGCTTCTAGCGCTTTATATTTTGCACCAGTAAATATACTTTATGCAGAGCACCAACACTGGGCTCATTACAACCTTGAAGATGGTTGTGAGTTTAGAAAGAGGCCGCAGCAAGATATTTTTAACAATCCAGCCGTTTATGATGCCAATGACCAGCGGCCTATTGATAAATTGGTTGATAAAGATATTTCTAATGAAGAATTATTTAGAAAAACAGAAGAATATATAAAACAATCTAGGGATAAAGATTATTTTAAGTCTTTATTTTTAAATTATTTAAATGGATAACAAATATTTAATTTTTGGACAAGCAAGGAGCGGCACGACTTCTTTGTCGGCGTGCTTTAATGTTGATGGCGTAAAAGTCGCGCAAGAACCTACCTGCATACAAACTGGGGATAAATATTTAATTGAAGAAGAGATTAAAAAATTTAATTTCCATACTGATTTCCCGGAAGATTACGATTGTTCGCTCGAAGAATTTCCATTACCCCAGTATCATAATCCTTGGGATTTATCTTTAAAAGATAAAAAAGTGTGTTACCAATTTTTAAATTCTATTTACGCTAGATTTGATGGAATAAAACACATATGGGGAAATAACTGTTTTAAAACTAATTATAATATAATTGATTACGCTAAAGAAAAAAGCGTTTCGATTATCTTTATGTATAGAAAAAATCAATTCGATTTTGTTAAATCTGCTCACATATCAGTAGGCACTAAAGTGTCTCAATTAACGATAGAGGGAATAAGTAAAGAAGCCATAAGTAAAGTAAAGAGTAGAATAAGCAAGGCAGATATAAAACCAATTAACGTTAAGCACTCTTTAAATAGAATACGAAGATCAACCAGAGCGCTGAAACTTTTTTGGGAAGAAGTAAAAAAAACAAATTGCTATTTACTAGCGTATGAAGATTTATATTTAAGTTCAAACCAAGAGAAAGAATTCGAAAAAGTATGTAGGTTTTTAAATTTAAATGACAGCCAAATAAACAAAGAGGTTTTTAAAAAAATAATTTTAAACAAGGACGTAAAACAAACAGATGGAGCTATGTCGATGAAGATACCAAACATAGATGAATATAATCAAGCAGCCGACGCTCATAGAAATTTTTGCAATTTTACTTTAAAATGAAAACTGGAATATTATATACAATTTTCAAGAACGAGAGGGAGCCCCATAAAGAAAAAAACTTTACAGAAAACTTATTAATGAGTATTGCCAGCGTGAGGAGATTTAATGATTTGCCCATTACTGTAATAACAGATCGTGACGACTTAGAGTTAGAGTTCAATAATTTACAGATAAAAAAAATTAAATTTGAAGATTACTCCATAGAACATAAAATAAATAACCAGCGACTAACTATTCGCAAGCTACAGATTTTCAAAAATCATCTACCTTATGAAATGACTATATTTTCAGATGCTGATATTTTGTTTTTAGACAATCCGGAAAAAATTATAGATGAAAAATTTGACCTTTCTATAGCTAGAGATTGTCACTTTCAGGGGCCTCCAAGGCTCGGTCACATGTTAAATACGGGATTGTTCGCAGTTAAAAATGACCGCCCGTTTAAGAGCGTAGTTGAAAAAGCTTGCGACATTTTGCATCATAGAGATAGTTATCCAGAAATTCCAAAAAAAATAGACCCTGTAGGTGATCAGTATTTTATACATGTAGCTTTAGATTACGTTTATGATATCGACATAAAAATACTCCCCGCGCAATGGAACGTTAGAGCGCCGCTTATTAATGAAGTAAAAAACCCCAAGGTAATCCACTGTAAAAACTTATCTTTAAAAAGAAAATTTATTTGTTGACCTTTCCCTATATATTGTGTATTATATCAATCAACCATTAACAATGAAAACATTAACCATGTCATTGATCGTCGGAGCATTTTTCGTATTTTTTACGGGATGTGCTGTTACTAACAAACTCCCCTCCATTACCGTTGGCGGAAAAGCAAATAAAGATGCAGCCCTTGACGCTCATCTGAACAAGGATGGAATTGGGCTTACATTGCCTTTGGTAAATGTAAGTGTTCCTTTTCCGGACGTTACTGTAGAAAAAGACTAATAAGAAGAAGTACTTTCTTTAAAAAGGCAAGCCGCACCTTCGGGTGCGGTTTTTTATTTTTTTAAAATATTTTAAAAATATTTAAAATTTTAAATGCATTTTATTAATTTATGTGTATTATTTAATACGTATATGGATAAGTTCGAGTTTGAAATCGATAATGAGATTAAGTCTGCTCCAGCGAGTAGGTTTAATTCGGAAATTCAGAGTCAGCAGGAAGCTATAAGTTTTTCCGTTAAAGTTACTGAGGCGTTACGAGACAAACGAAAACATCACAACCATCGCCAAGAGGGAAAAGTTTCCCTATCGCAGCTTAAGGAGGTTTACCGGAAAGCGGCAAAATGTTTTAATGAATCCCTGCGCCCTAATCATAGCCGTGGATGTTGGGCTATGGCTCGCGTTAATATGTTTATTCGTCTTGCTTCCATAGATAATGCAAAAATCGCAGAAGCTTTAAATTCGTCGCTCATAACTTCCCTAGATGAAATGCCTTGTAGTGTTGACTTTTTTAAAGCATCAGCCGATATTGAGGAGTATAAACTTGATTATGATTTTAAAGATGTGGACGAGTTATATTTAGAGGAGTATAAGTCTATTAACTATAAGTGGGAATAAAGGGATAAAATGCAAAACTACGAATACTTAGGACCGAAAAAGTATGAGTGTCAATTCGACATAACTGAAGGTATTAAAAAATATTACCCTCACGTACTTAAGAAGACTTTAAAAGCCGCAGATTGCGATTGCGGTGAATGCGATAAAGAAGCGTGTACATGTAAGTGCCACGCCTCGCATAGATAAGACAATGGAGATTAATTATGAAAGAGCCAAAATATAAAACCATTTTTAGTAGTACTATAAGAGCATTAGTGCCGGAAGAAAAAGATAAGTACTTAGCGATGGCTTCCATGTTGGATATTGGAGACTTCATTCCTGACGTGGACACGACTAAAGATATTGACTTACTTCCTATAGCCTTTAATGCTTGCGTTGCTAATCGAGTTAATAAAAATGGAGACGTTGTAGATTCGAAGACCGCTATAGCGATGTATAAGAATTTCATTAATAAGCCAATGAATTTAGAGCATCAGCGGGAAAGAGTAGTTGGAGTCATCTTAACTGCTGGATTTAGCGAATTTGGAACGGATAAGCCTTTAGCGGAAGCTTCCATTGAAGATAACGAGCCCTTTAATATAACTTTAGGAGGAGTGATCTGGAAAGTAGTTAACACTAAAGTTGCTGATATTATAGAGGACGCAAGCGACCCTACTAGTGAACACTATATGAAAGTTAGCGCGAGTTGGGAATTAGGGTTTGATGAATATAATTTAGTATTGCTTAACGACCCTGAAAAAAATATATCTAATGCAGAATTTATTACTGAAGAAGGAGAGATCGATAAGAATAAAGAGTTCCTTAAAGCTCTTGGAGGTTCTGGAAAGTTAGAGAACGGTAAAAGCGTGTATCGCCAAGTTATTAATAACGTTGTTCCTCTTGGCATCGGCTTGACAGAAAACCCGGCTGCAGATGTTCAAGGCATAGCAGTTAAGGGTAATAAAGAAGAAGTAGAGGTGTCCCTCAAGAGAGCTGAAGATGCTTCAGAGGATTCTGATGAAGTCGAGGATACACTAAAAAATGAAAAAAATGAAAAAAATATTTCACAATCATCAAATATAACTGTAGAAACTAATGAAGAAAGCATACCTATTATGAAAATCACAAGTATCAAAGATATCACGGATGAGAGCCTTCAGACTATGAAGGCTTCCGTTATCGCTGATTTTGTTGAGGAAGAGCTTAAAACCGCTTCCGAGGAATATCACGCGCAAAAAACGGAAGTTGAAGATAAGCTCAAGGCGGCTCATGAAGCTGAGACTGAACTCAAGGCACAACAGGAGCAAATGAAAAAAGAATTAGACGAAGTAAAGTCTAATTTTGATTCTTTGCAACAGGACGTACTCGCCAGAGAAGCTCAAGAAAAATTCAATGTCCGAATGACTTACTTTGATCAAGAGTACGATCTTACCGATGCAGATCGTGAAGTGATCGCTTCAGACATTAAAGATTTAGACGATCAAGCTTTTGATGCTTTTACATCAAAAATGAAAGTCCTTCTCGAAGGTCGCCAAAAATATGGCGGCAACAAAGGAGACACTCCCGACGCTGACCGTAAGAAAAAGGGTCATTATGGTCCCGGTCAAAAGAAGAAGGGAACCTCCGACGAAGAGGGCGAAGTTGATTGGAAAAAAGATTCAAAAGCTGTAGACGCCGCTGAAGAGGCGGTTGAGGAAGCTTTAGAAAATGCTGAAGATGTTAATGCCGATTTTCCGGCTAATTCTGAGGCCCAAGCCGAAACTGTCTATGATAAATACAAGGCAGCTTTTGCCTTGGATCAGTTCGAGATTAAATAATTAAACTAATTAAGGAATAAAATATTATGGCTACATTAAGACCATTTAGAGATTATAACGAACACGACGTGCTTAATTTGTTCAGGTTTAGCGGAACCATCCCTGCTAACAAGGGAACCCTTGTTAAGGTGATTGGTAACGGCTGGAAAACCACGGATGAATTAGAGCGTCTAGGAAGTGTAGGCGCAACCTACAATAACGTGCAGTCTGAACGCTACGGTGTTGCCGCTAGTGTCGGCATCGCTGGTGCAGCGGATACCCCCGTGGGTATGTTGCTTTACGATGTTAAAGAGACTGACGAAAACGGCGAAAAGCTTATTTTTCATCCCCGCAAGCAAGCGGAAATGGAAGTTGCTTTAAGCGGACAGGCTGTTCCGGTAGTGACGAAAGGAACTTTCCTTTACAGTGGAGCAACTCTGGCAAGCGAAAGCCCCGTTGGAGGTTCAACCCTATATTGCGGTGCTGCTGGTGATATCACCACTGGCGTGGCTTCTAACATCAAAGTCGGCAAGGCTCTTGGTGCGCCCGACGCTGACGGCGTTGTGCTTATTAGGTTAAACCTTGATGCCGTTTCCTAAACCGAAGTTAATACTTTAATAAAGGAATTATATAATGAAATTAACATTAAAGAATACGCCCGAACAAGTAGAACTCATCAGAGCGATGGGTTCTAGAAACAACGTGGTGGCGGCTGAAGCGGCTGAAGCTTTTGCAGCATTTTTAGGCCCTGTAGTCTTACAGGTCATTAATCAGGCTGGAACTGCTGGCGCTATCTATACAGATGCCCCATTTGATGAAGACGATAGCCCTAGTTATCCTCTTGATCTCTACTACAATGAAGGAGTCAATACCGTTCAGGTCTGGTCTCAAAACATGGCTGGTGGTCTCCCCACTTCTCATACCTCTGGTTTGAGTGAGTTAAAGATCGCTACTTATCGTTTGGATAGCGCTGTAAGCATGGGCAAACGTTATGCTCGTCAAGCTCGTCTAGACGTTGTAAGTAAAGCCGTAGAGAGAATGGCTCAAGAAATTCTTGTTAAGCAAGAACGTAATGCTTGGGCAATTATCCTTAAGGCTCTTGCCGAGGGAACTACTAGCGCAAGCTCTGGTTCTTTACAACATGTTGTCAAAACTGAGGGCTCTGCTGCGGTGACGCACTTTCAGCTCCAAGATTTGAACGACATTATGACTCGTATGAAGCGACTTAATGAGTCGTTTGCTGGAGGTACTCCCGCTAACCCTTATAGTCGCGGAATTACTGACTTGTATTGTAGCCCAGAGAGAATGGCTAATATTCGAGGTTTCGCTTACAATGCCGTGGGCGGTTCTACTGCTGGCATGAGTGTTACTGATCTCCCGGCTGGTGTTCGTCAAGAAATCTTTGACAGCGCTGGTATGCAGGAGATTTACGGAGTGAACATCGTCGAGCTGTTAGAGCTTGGCGTTGGTCAGAAGTACAACACCTTGTTTGATACCCTTGCTGGTTCTACTAGCTACTTGGATATTAATGGTGCTAACGGTACTGCGTTTAGTGCGTCGGATGAAATCATGGTCGGTATCGACAACAGTAAAGGGGCGTTTGTTCGTCCGGTTGCTCGCGGTGCTGAAGGAGGTTCTACCTTCCAAGCTATGCCTGATAACCAATTCGCTACGGAGCGAGCTGATAAGCTCGGCTTCTACGGCTTCTTGGAAGAGGGTCGCGTTTGCATCGATGCTCGCGCCATTGTTGGCATCTTCTTAGACCTCTAGGCCTAAGTCATATAACTATATTCAAATCCCCCCGTTTTTCGGGGGGATTTTTTTTGCATTTCAGGCAAAACACTGTATAATTAAAATTATGGGAAGAAAGAAAAAAACTATTGCCAGCAGCAAGAAGCTCGAAAACTTAAGCCAGACACACGGTAAAGTCGATACCCCTATCCCTACTACATTAGATCAGATATGGGGAGATGATGGAAACAGTAAATACGGGACCCTAGATGAAGGGCAGTATTTAAGCCATTTAAATGGAATGACTAAATCCGATATTTACCTTCATGCTTCTAAGCTGGGTATTGTTCCGGTAGATGATAGGAAAAGACTGGAAAAAACTTTATTAAATGACTTCAGGAAACACGTAGCTAAATTTAGAATGCCTAGTCAAAATGAAGAGCCCCAACAGGACTTGCCTAAAAATATTAGAAAAATATTAGAAGAAGGTAAATAATACTTCATAATAAGTGTAATATGTGTTATGGCTACTAGCTATAATTTAAATATTACGCAAGGCTCTGAATTTTACGTTCGTTTTCAGGCTAAAGATAGCAGCGGAAACCCCCTTAATTTAAGCGGCTACTCAATGAGCGGGGTAGTTAAAAGGAGGTATTCTGATACAGGTATCATCGTTAATCTTGCGCCTTCCGGCGTTACCCCCACGGGAATGACAGGGGGGTATTTTGACGTAACACTTCGAGCCGCTCAAACTAGCGGCTTACCGATTATAAGGGGCGTTTATGATATTGAATATTCGCAAGATAATTTTGCGGACAAATTAGTAAAGGGCGATGTTTACATTTTTCCTGAAGCTACAACCAATATTTCTTAACCTGTATGTCTGAAGTAGTGGTATCTGGAGCAGATGACGGCTCAGTCGTTCCGGTGAGCACGGGCGGCGGGACGCAAGTAAGCGTCGTTTCTACTGGCAGAACTGATGTTATCGCTTCTCCTGCCTCCTCTTCTACTACAACGGCTACGGCGAGTGGAGGTCCTGTTCAGGAAGTTGATGTTGGCGCTCGCGGAGCCAAAGGAGATGAAGGTCAGAAGGGAATAAAGGGCGAAAAAGGACTAAAAGGTTTTAAAGGGAAAACGGGAGACGTAGAAGAGAAAGGCAACAAAGGGGATAAAGGCACGGAAGGGCTCAAGGGTCAAGAGGGGATAAAGGGACAGAAAGGGTTAAAAGGGGAGCAGGGAGTAAAGGGAGGCAAAGGAGAAGAGGGTCAAAAGGGAGTCAAGGGCGAGAAGGGGTTAAAAGGCGAGAAGGGTTTAAAGGGGCTGAAGGGTCAGGCAGGAACTAAAGGAGGTAAAGGAGAAGAGGGTCAAAAGGGAGTCAAGGGCGAGAAGGGGTTAAAAGGCGAGAAGGGTTTAAAGGGACTGAAAGGCCAAGCAGGAACTAAAGGAGGAAAGGGGAGTGAGGGGGAAAAAGGCTTAAAGGGCTTAAAGGGCTTGAAAGGAACTAAAGGCTCTAAAGGCTTAAAAGGCATTAAAGGAGAGTTCGAAAAGGGGACTAAAGGGGACGACGGAACAACTCCACAGAGCGCTGAATATCAATTGCTATACGCTTCAGGGGGTCCTCCCGATGGCCCCACTGTTTTTGCTGGAATAAAGGGAGTCTTCGCTAGTCATTACGATTTAATGAAGGGCAATGCTCCGGATCATCTTGAACTGAGAGATTCTTATGTAGAATGGTCGGGAGACTATAACCCTTATACCGGCGGAAAGTTCCAAGGGATAAATTTTCAGGGAAAATCGATTGGAGGATACACTCCCGACACCAACGCTTTTATTTCTGGAGCTTACATCTGCCCTGCGACAGGAAATTTTTATACAGGAGTCCTGCGTTCGGGAATCACCGAGGGCAAGACGGAATACCTTAGTGCGGGCACTTCGGGTGTTCAAGAATTGGGGCACGGCTCCTATTTTGCAACTGGAGGTTTCGCCGTTTCATCCGTTCATCCAGCCGCTTTGCCTTGGAAAAAGATTTGGGTAAATGAAATCGGCACAACAGAACTTCCTCACGGAATTCCCAACAGTGGTATTTCTGGGGATTTAGGAGTCTCTGATTTACGGATTGGGGGATTTCTGGTTCCGACCAGCGGCTCTTCTCACCAAGAAGAAGTAGGTGATCCGGAAGTAATGACGTACGGGAATTCGGGTCTTTATAATATAGGGAACGACTCTCTTCCTTGGAAAAGACTATTTATTAGTGAAATAGAAGGGATTAATAATTTTCGCATCGACCCATTATATAGTGGGGAAGAAGTGAGCGAGGCCGACTTTCTGAAGGATATTTCCATTGAGGGACACCTTCTGCCGTGGGGCTACGCCGGTGATTCTGCCGCTGGTGTCAAAGGAGACGGAACGGGAATATATGACTTAGGGAATGCGAATGGAGGAGTTTGGCGAAGCTTACATGTAAATGGGCTTTTGATTAATGCGGGAACCGCAGAGACTTCAGGAGCTTTATATCCCCAACATGACTACGTTGATTTAGGGAGCGAGAACTCACCGTTCCAGAGCCTATACGTCTCACCGTCATCAATCCACATAGGTCAAAAAGGAAATTACGCTAATATTCAGAGAGGCCCTGCTGGAAGCATTCAGGTTAAGGGCCTGAGGTTAGCTGGCCCCGCTGGTCAAACTTCGGATATTAATATTGGCCCCGATGGAAGTCTTCAGGTTAAAGGGCTACAAATAGTAGACGGAAAAGGTAACTCTCAAGTTATAGAAGTAGGCCCTTCAGGGATTACGGGAGCTACAGGCTTAAAAGGAGTCGCTGGCCCTGATGGCTCTAAAGGACCGATTGGCTCGGGAGGTCCCTCAGGACCCAAAGGGCCTACGGGAGCCGCTGGCTCTGATGGCTCTAAAGGACCGATTGGCTCGGGAGGCCCCTCAGGACCCAAAGGGCCTACGGGAGCCGCTGGCTCTGATGGCTCTAAAGGACCGATTGGCTCGGGAGGTCCCTCAGGACCCAAAGGGCCTACGGGAGCCGCTGGTACAGGAACCAAAGGAGCCGCTGGCTCTGATGGCTCTAAAGGACCGACTGGCTCGGGAGGTCCCTCAGGACCCAAAGGACCTATGGGAGCCGCTGGCTCTGATGGCTCTAAAGGACC